TTCAACCGGGCGACGCCGGTGACGGGCCCGACTTATGTCGATGCCACCATCGCCGGCAAACGCCTGCGCCGGGGCGCGCGGCTCTGGACGGTGGCCACCTCGACCTTCAAGGCCGAGACCTACCGCTTCCTGCGCCAGGACCGTCCGACGGTGGAAGAGATCGCGGCCGGCGCCGCATACCCGCCTGGCACCGTTCACCTGCCGGGCTGGGCCGACAGCGAGTGGCTCAAGCAACTCGTCGCCGAGCAGCTGGTAACGGTGAGAAACAAGCGGGGCTTTGCGAAGCTCGAATGGCAGAAACTCAGGGAACGCAACGAGGCTCTCGACTGCCGGGTCTACGCCCGTGCCGGCGCCTGGATCCTCGGGGCGGATCGCTGGTCAGAAAAGCAATGGGATGAACTGGCGCGGCAAGTCGCGCCGCCCGAACGGGGTGCCCCGGCGCCGGCGGTGTCGCGGTCAGCGAGGCCCGTGCGCCAGCGCCGATCCGTGCGCTCGAAATACATGGGATAAACATGGCCACACTTGCTGAGATTCAAACCCGCCGGGATGCGCTCACGGCCGCGCGCGCGAGTGGTGTGGCCCGGGTCAGCTATGATGGCAAAACGGTGGAATACCGCAGCCTCGCGGAAATCGATCGCGCCATCGATGTGCTCAACCGCGAGATCGCCACACTCGAGGGTCGCAGGATGATCCGTCAGGTCCGCGTGACCACGACCAAGGGATTGTGATGGGCCTGTTTGATGCCTTCCGCCGCCAGAAATCCGGCGGCCCCTCCGCCGTGCGCGCCCGCCTTGAAGGGGCGATGGCGCGCCGTCGGCTGCGCGGCTGGAACCCGCCGCTCGAGAACATTAACGCGCTGGTGGCGTCGGGCGGTCCGCGTCTGCTGGCCCGCTCGCGCGAACTGGTGGTCACCAATGGCTATGCCGCCAATGCCTGCGAGGCCTACGCGGCCAATCTGGTCGGCGACGGGATCAAGCCCTCGTCGCTGATCGAGGACGGGGAGTTGCGCGACCGGGTTCAGCGCCTGTGGCTCGCCTGGACCGATCAGGCGGACGCCGATGGTCTCACCGACTTCTACGGACTGCAAGCGATGATCGCGCGCGAGATGTTCGTGGCCGGGGAATGCTTCGTGCGTATTCGGCCGCGCCGCGCCGAGGATGGTCTGCTGGTGCCGATGCAGTTGCAGCTGCTGCAGTCGGAAATGCTGCCCTTCGAGAAAACCGAAACCGCCGCCAACGGCAACCGCATCCGCTGCGGGATCGAGTTCGACCGGATCGGGCGGCGCGTTGCCTACCACTTCCGCCGTCGCCACCCCGGAGACAGCACGGACCATGGGGAGGTGATCCCGGCAACGACGCGCGTGCCCGCCGAGGACGTGCTGCACATCTACCGTGCCATCGATGCGGGTCAGATCCGGGGCCTGCCGCATGTGGCGCCGGCCATGGTTCGGCTGTTCCTGCTCGATCAATACGACGATGCGGAACTTGATCGAAAGAAGACCGCCGCGATGTTCGCGGGCTTTGTCACAAAGAATGCCCCCGAAGATCCGATGATGGGGGAGATCGAGGACGAGGGCACCGGGATCGGCATCGCCAGTCTGGAACCCGGCACCCTGCAGGTCTTGCTGCCGGGCGAGGACATCAAGTTCTCGAGCCCCGCCGATGTGGGTGGCGGTTACGAGGCGTTCCAGTATCGCACCCTGCTGGCGATCTCGGCCTCACTGGGGCTGCCGTACCACCTGGTCACCGGCGATGTGCGCCAGGCGAACTATTCGAGCTTGCGCGCCGAACTGGTCGAGTTCCGCCGCCGGATCGGCCAGTTGCAGCATGGGGTGATGGCGCATCAGTTCTGCCGGCCGGTCTGGCAACGCTGGCTCGAGACGGCGGCGCTCTCGGGCGCGCTCGATCTGCCGGACATCAGGGCAGCCAGGGCGGTGCACTGGATCCCGCCGCGCTGGGATTGGGTCGATCCGCTGAAGGACATTCAGGCGCAGCTTCTGGGCATCAACGCGGGGCTCATGTCACGGCGCAAGGCGGTCGAGGCCACCGGCTACGACATCGAGGAAATCGACCGCGAGAATGCGGCGGATGCGGCGCGGGCCGCGGCTCTGGGCCTCCATTACAGCACCAGCCCCGGGGAGGCCCAGGGGCCGCGGGCCACGCCGCAAAAGCAGGCTGATCCAGACAAGGGAAAGTGATCCATGAAAACCTGGTATTCGATCTGCGCCCTCGATGAGGGCGCGGAAATCTCCATCTATGACGAAATCGGCGCCTATGGCGTCAGCGCGAAGGCGTTTCTGGCCGATCTCGGCAAGCTGCCGGATGCGGCTCCCTTGACGCTCAGGCTCAACAGCCCCGGCGGCTCGGTGTTCGATGCGGTGGCGATCTACAATACGCTGAAGCGCCATGCCGGCAATGTCACTGTCACCATCGACGGCATTGCCGCCTCGGCCGCCTCCTACATCGCCATGGCGGGCGATGAAATCATCATGCCGGAAAACGCCTTTCTGATGATCCATGATCCGTCCGGGCTGGTGATGGGCACGGCGGCCGATATGCGGTCGATGGCGGAGGCACTCGACAAGGTCGGGGCCTCGCTCATCAAGGGTTATGCCGCCAAGTCCGGCAAGGCGGAGGACGAGATTGCCAAGCTGATGGCGGCGGAAACCTGGTTCGATGCGTCCGAGGCGATCGACATGGGGCTCGCCGACACCTTGGCCGCGCCGGTCAAGATGGCCGCGCGGTTTGATATGAGCGGGTTCAGGAATACGCCGGAAGCGATTGTGGCGACGATGAAGGCGAAGGCCGACCCCGTCACGGTCGAACCGGAACCGGCTCCGAAACCTGCTGTCGGATCCAAAGCCGGCCCGGAACCTGATCCCGCAACCATCCGCACGGAAGCCATGGCCTACGCCAAAACCGTCGTCGATCTCTGCCGCCTCGCCGGGCAGCCGCAAATGGCGGCGGGCTTTCTCGAGGCGGAAACCAGCCTCGAGGATGTCCGCAAGGCGCTGATCGACGCCCGCGCCGCGGCCGACCCCGACATCTCCGCCACGCATCCGCAACCGGGGCCCGCGCCTCAGGCCAAACCGTGGGGTGATGTGATCGCCCGAACCTTCAAGCGCAAAGGATAACCAACCATGACCACGCTCACCGAAACCACCCACGCTGGCGGCTTTCTCGTCTGGGAAGCCTTCCGCGACTACACCCGCGAGGTCGTCACCATCGCCACCGACGGTGCAAACACGGTCCTGCAGCCCGGCACCGTGCTGGGCAAGATCACGGCAAGCGGCAAATACGCCGCCCATGATCCGGCCGCCACCGATGGCACCGAGACTGCCGTAGCCGTCCTCTGGGGCAAGGCCGATGCCACCACCGCCGATGTGAACGCGGTGGTGCTGCTGCGCGGTCCGGCCATCGTCAACGCCAACGATCTGGTGTTCACCGGCACGCCGACCCAGCCCGAGATCGATGCCGCCCATGCCGCGCTCGCCGCCGCCGGCATCCTGGTGCGCTGACACCCCCAACACTGAAAGGAACACGCGATGCCCACCATGGACATCTTCGACACCGATGCCTTCTCGGTGATAGAGCTTACCCGCGCGCTCGAAAACATCCCCTTCAAGCCCGCCACCCTCTCGGGCTCCGGCCTCTTTGCCGATCGCGGCGTGCGGTCCCGCACCGTCGTCATCGAGAGCCGCGACGGCACGCTGTCGCTGATTCCGTTCTCCGAGCGCGGCTCGGCTTATGAGCAGCAGATCCCGGAACGACGCGACGTGCGGGCCTTCGTCTGCCGCCAGTTCAAGAAACAGGACGTGCTCTGGGCCTCTGAAATCCAGGGCATCCGCGCCTTCGGGTCCGAGTCCGAGACCCAGCAGATCCAGGCCGAGGTCGCCCGCCGCCTGCGCCGTCTGCGCAATGATGCCGAGGCCACCTTCGAGTATCACCTGCTGAACGGCATCCAGGGCAAGGTGCTCGATCCGAAGGACGGGGCCACCGTGATCGACTACTTCACCGAGTTCGCCATCACCCCGGCGGCAGAGGTGAACTTCGATCTTGCCGCCACCAATCCCGCCTCGGGCGCCCTTCGCAAGAAATGCCAGGCGCTGATCGAAAGCGTCGAGGACAGCCTCGGCGGCCTCTCCACCGGCGCGGTGCAGCTGCGCGCGGAATGCGGCTCGGCCTTCTTCGCCGATCTCGTCGCCCACAAGGAGGTGCGCGAGACCTATCTCAACACCGCCGCCGCGGCCGATCTGCGCTCGCGCGTCGCCGACGAGGTCAGCTTCGGCGGCATCGCCTTCCGCCGCTACCGGGGCAACGCCGCCTTCGGCGTACCGCCCGACAAGGCCTTCTTCTACCCCGAGGGCGTCGAGGGGCTCTTCGAGATCTACTACGCTCCGGCCGACACCTTCGAGACCGTCAACACGCTCGGCCTGCCGCTCTACGCCCGCTCGATCCCCGACCGCGACCGCGACGAATGGGTGCGGCTCGAGATCGAGTCGAACCCGCTCCCGATCTGCACCCGCCCGCAGGTGCTGCGCAGCGCAAGGCGGACCTGATGACGGCCTTCGCCGTCGCCCTCGACGCGCTCTTCGCCGACCCGCATCTCGGCCGCGACGTGGTCTACACCGCCGAGGGCGGCGCGCCCGTGCTGGTGCGCGCCATCCTGCGCCGGCCCGACGACGTCACCGGCTTCGGCGATGCGCGCCTTTGGTCGGAAACGACGCGGGTGGATCTGCGTGTGGCCGAGGTCGCAAACCCGCGCCCCGGCGACCGCATCGAGATCGACGGCGCGGCCTTCCTCGTCCAGGGCGAGCCCGTCCGCGACCGCGAGCGGCTGGTCTGGACCGTGGACCTGCGCCCTGCGTGACCTGCGATGAAACTGAAGCTCGACGTCACGTCGGATCTCGTCGCCGCCATGGCCGCCGAGGTGAAGGCGGGCGAGAAGGCCGTCACCGCCGCCATGCGTGAGGCCGGGACCGGGCTCAAGACCGCCTGGCGAGGGCAGATCACGGGCGCCGGGCTCGGGCTTCGGCTCGCCAACTCGATCCGGAGCCAGACCTACCCGAAGGCCGGCGAGAGCCTGAACGCGGCGGCGCTGGTCTGGTCGAAGGCGCCCGTCATCGTCGGCGCCCATGACACCGGCCCGCTCATCCGCTCTCGCGACGGCTTCTGGCTGGCGATCCCGCTGCCCGCCGCCGGCAAGGGGCGGCGCGGGGCGAAGCTGACCCCCGGCGAATGGGAGCGGCGGCGCGGCCTGCGCCTGCGTTTCGTCTATCGCCGGCGGGGGCCGAGCCTGCTGGTCGCTGACGGGCGGCTCAACACCAAGGGCCTAGGCGTGGCCTCCCGTTCGAAGACCGGCCGCGGCCGCGCCACCGTGCCGATCTTCCTGCTGGTCCCGCAGGTCAGGCTGCCAAAGCGGCTCGACCTTGACCGGGATGCCGAGCGCGCGCTCGACAGCGTGCCGGGGCTGATCGTGGCGAACTGGGTCGAAAACAGAGGGTCGTGATGTGCTGTTGGCGCTATCTCAAGGAAGACACCCATACCTGGAAATCTTTGAAAAGCCTCCGAATTCCTTCACTGGAAATGACCCAGTCAGCCTTGGACTCTTTGAACCACAAATCCTCAAGATCGACATGCTCGTCGGACAGCAGTCTGTCGAAAAAAGCATTCAGTTCATGCACCGCCTGATCGCCATATCTCCCGCGGAAGCTCTCGTAGATGTCATGGCGAGCCGTGGGGGAGTCAGACCCCCAATCCGGATAGACCACGTCAAGATCCTGGTGGAACTGCAGCGTAAAGTCATGGAAGGCTTGGGGCGGTTTCATGTTATTCGTTCCTTGGATAGGATGTTATGATTATGAAGCCATTCGGCATATCCGGCGCATGGCGAATGTACGTCCCCACACCGTAGGTTGTCCGCAACCGAATTGGCGAGGAAGCCCTTCGGGTCAACCGATATGCCTCCTGCCCCGTCACGCTAGAAAAGGTACTCGTGATGAAAGCGTCCTCCACTCGTCCAGTGGCGACTGCATTCACAACGTCTGCATTGCGGGAGAGGTTCGCGTTCGTCAACCTTTCTGCGGCCGCGAGCGAACTGAAGGAACCGTGGCGCCAGCGGTAGACCGTGTAGAACAGCGACTGGGCTTGTGGCACGGTGACCATGCCGATGAGGAAGGCTTCGCTCTTGCCGACATGCAGTTTGATCGTATGCCCGCCCTTGGCCTCATGTTCGGCGAGGTCTTGGAGAGGATAGCCCTCTCCGGTGGGCACATAGTCGACAAAGGTTACGGCGCTCGGGTCACCGGGACGGATTGGTTCTGCGTAACACCGGCAGTTGTGCGCCTGGCCCGGGTGGCCGCCCTCAGTTGGTTCGTCCCAACGGAAGACATGGTCGTCATACTCCGAATGGCTGGCGCGGACCCTGGCATCATCCTGCGACCGCCAGATATATCGCTCGATGCCGAGGTCTTGCTGTCTGAGCTGGTTGATCAGGCCCGCAAAGGCCCTGAGCAGGCGTTCTTCCATGCTGGCCCGCAACGGGCGCAGGCGCTGCGGATGGGTTTGATACTGAGCGTAAATGGCAGTCAGACGCTCATCCCATTGGCGGAGCGCTTCTTCCTTCGCGTCGGAAACATCCCGCAGGTCCGTTTCCGTCACCCAAGGGACGGAGTCCGGTGGCGTCAGCGCATTCAGCAGCATCCGCGCATTGTTGGCGATTACGCGGTCCAGCTCGGCGGCGAAATCGGCGCGAAGTTCGGAATGGCCGGGAACAAGGAATTTGACCGAAATATGAGCGCGATACCCGTACACCGTTCCCTTGTGCGCAGTGAGGATGAACTGGCCGTTTCCGCCGTGGCGGAGGAATTCCCGAAAACTCTGCTGCATGGAGACTCCCGACGAACTGCGGGACGAAAGTTACCAGCAATTGGTTAATGAGCATTCTCCAGAGCGTTCGCTGCCACCAAAGCTGCATTAACCAGAAAACCAACAAGGCCCGCTTCGATGCCCACCCCCCGCGAAACCATCCTGCAGGCCCTGCTCGCAGCCCTGCAAACCGTGCCCGCCACCGCACTGCGGGGTGATGTGCTGCCCGAGCGCGTGCCGGCCGAGGGGCTGCTGATCCTGCGCGACGGCGAGCCGGGGGAACCCGAGGTGACGCTGTCGCCGCTCGCGTATCATTACCAGCACCGGGCGGAGATCGAGGTGGTCGTGCTGGGCGCCGACCGCGACGCCACCTTCGACACGCTCTGCGCCAGCATTGGCGCGGCCCTCGCCGCCGATCGAACCTTGGGCGGGCTCTGCGACTGGGTCGAGGCGGAAGCCCCGCGGCCGGTCGATCTGGCCGTCGAGGGGGCGGCGAGCCTTAAGGCGGCCGTTATTCCAGTCGTCCTGCACTACACCACGGCCGATCCCTTGGCCTGACCGCAACAACCTCAGGAGAACACCATGGCACGCGCCCAGGGGGCGCGGTCGCAGCTCGCGGCCGCGTTCGAGACGACCTATGGCACCGCGCCGGCCTCGGGCTTCATGCAGATGCCCTTCGCCAGCGCTTCGCTCGGGGCCGAGCAGCCGCTGCTGGCCTCGGAGCTGCTCGGCTATGGCCGCGATCCGCTGGCGCCGATCAAGGACGCTGTGACGGCCGATGGCGACATCACCGTTCCGCTCGATGCTGAGGCCTTCGGCTTCTGGCTCAAGGCGGCCTTCGGGGCGCCGACGACGACGGGGACCACCAACAAGACCCACACCTTCAAGTCGGGCTCGTGGTCGCTGCCCAGCATGGCCATCGAGGTGGCCATGCCCGAGATCCCGCGTTTTGCCATGTACACCGGCTGCGTGCTCGATCAACTGAGCATCGCCATGCAGCGCTCCGGCCTGCTGACGGCAGATGTGAAGCTGGTGGCACAGGGGGAGACTGTCGCGACATCCACCGCCGCTGGAACGCCGACAGCCTATGCCCTCCAGCGCTTCGGACATTTCAATGGCGCGATCAAGCGGAGCGGCACGGCCTTGGGCAATATCGTCTCGGCGGACCTGACCTATGCCAACAATGTCGAGCGGATCGAGACCATCCGCAACGATGGCCGCATCGACGGGGCCGATCCCTCGATTGCCGCGCTGACCGGCAAGATCGACGTGCGCTTTGCCGACACCACGCTGATGGACCAGGCGCTGAACGGTACGGCGGCCAGCCTCGAGTTCTCCTGGGTGATCTCGGCGAATGTCAGCCTGACCATCACCGCCCATGCGGTCTATCTCCCGCGCCCTCGGGTGGAAATCCAGGGGCCGCAGGGCATCCAGGCCAGCTTCGACTGGCAGGCGGCCTACGATTCCGTGGCCGGGCAGATGTGCACGGTCGTCCTCAAGAACCAGGTGGGGAATTACTGACCATGTTGACGCTCGATCTTTCCAACGAACCGCGCTGGCACGACCTCGCTCCCGGCGTCCGCGTGCAACTGCGGCCGCTGACCACCGCGCTGATGGTGGCGACGCGCAGCGACCCCGTAGTGGAGGCGGTGCCCCGGGAGGCCTCCGACGAGGAGCGCGCGTTGGCATTCGCCAAGGCGCTGGCCCGCCGCGCGGTGCTTGCCTGGGAGGGCGTGGGCGACGCCAACAGCCAGCCCATCGATCCGAGCCCCGAGGCAATCGATGCTCTTCTCGACATTTGGCCGATTTTCGAGGCCTTCCAGCTCGCTTACGTCTCGAAGGGCCTCCTTCTGGAGCAGGAAAAAAACGCCTCCGCGCCCTTGCCGAGTGGTCCTTCGGCGGGGGCGAGCGATACTGCGACGCCTGTGCGCAAGCCTGTCCGGACTGCCCGGCGCGGCTGAACCGGCCGCTGACTTTTGAGGGCTGGCAGGTCTGGGACCTGGTCGGGCGTCTCGGCGGCCAGCTTCGCCTGCTGCCCGGCGCCGTGATCGGCTGGGACATGGCGGCGGCGCTCTTGCTCGGAGACGCCCTCGGCGTGCCGCCCGTCGCCACGGCCGAACTCTTGCCCGTCATCGAAGCGGTGATGGTGGCCAAGCTCAACGAACAGATGGAACATTCCGATGGCTGAGAAGCGTGTGTCCGTCCGCCTCGCGGCGGTCGGCGGACGGCAGGTCCGCGCCGAACTGCAAGGCGTGGGTGAAGCCGGCGCCCGCGGCTTCGGCCGTTTGAGCCGAGAAATGGAAGCGGCCAACGCCCGACTCGCGGGCTTTGCGCGACGCGTGCGGGTGGCCGCTGCCGCTGCCGTCGCCGCTGCCACGGCCGCAGGCGTCGCCATGGTCCGCTCCGGCCTGCAGACCGTCGATGCGCAGGCCAAGCTCGCGCAATCGCTGGGCACCACCGTCGCCTCGATCCAGACGCTGGAACGTGCAGGGGAACTCGCCGGCGTGTCGATGTCAGGCATCGAGCAGGCGACCAAGGACCTGACCCGGCGGCTGAGCCAGGCCGCGGCCGGTGGCGGCCCGGCCGCGCAGGCGCTGGACCGGCTCGGGCTCTCGGCCGCCGACCTGCTGGCCCTCCCACTCGACGAGCGCGTCGGCGCGATCAATGCCGCCATCGAGGACTTCGTGCCCGCCGCCGAGCGTGCCGCCGTCGCGGGCCAGCTCTTCGGCGAGGAAGGCTCGATTGCCATGTCGCGGATCGACACCGCCACGCTGCGCCAGGCGACCGAGGACGTGCGCGCCTTCGGGGTCGTGGTCTCCGAGACGGACGCCGACCAGATCGAACGCACCAACGATGCGATCTCGCGGCTGGGGCTGATCTGGCGCGGGCTCGCGAACCAGCTTGCCGTTGCCGCCGCACCGGCGCTGGAAGCGGTGGCCGATGCCATGGCCGTGGTTGCCAGCAGGACTGGCCCGCTCGGCAAGGCCATCACCGGCCTCTTCGACAATATCGGTCGTCTGACGACCTATGCCGCGACCTTCGCGGGTTTCCTCGCAAGCCGCTGGGTGGCCGGCCTTGCCGCCGCTGCCTTGTCCGTGCGCGGCCTCGCTACGGCGCTCGTCGTCCTGCGCGGGGCGCTCATCCGCACCGGCATCAGCGCCCTCATCGTCGGTGCGGGGGAGCTGATCTACCAGTTCACGAAGCTCGTGCGCGGCGCCGGCGGCTTTGGCGAGGCGCTGGAGCTCATGGGCAATGTCGCCAAGGCGGTCTGGGTCGGGATCAAGGTCACCGTCACCTCCTTCGTCGACGATTTCCGGGCGATGCGTGCCGACATCGAGGCCATCTGGCTCCGCCTCATGGCATTCCTGTCCCAGAAATGGGCCGACTTCCTCGCCCAGATCGGGCCGACCTTCAACGCGGTCTCCGAGCGGATCGGGGCGGATGCGCGGATCGACGTCTTCGGGGCTCAGAGCTACGCGTCCTACCTGAACCATGCCGCCAGCAACGCGGGCCACCGGGCCGATACCCTTCGCAACCGCGCAGCGGATACCCGCGCCCACGCCTTCGATGGGGTCCGCGAGGCCGTGGACGCGCTGCGAGCTGCGATGCGCGCAAGCGGCGAGGACGGGGCGGATGCGCTCGACCAAGCCGCTGAGGCGGCCGACCGGGTGACGGAGGCGCTGGACACCGCCGGTCAGGCGGGCCGGGCAGCGGGCGCGGCCAATGCCGACGGCGCGGAGCAGGCCGCGATCGGCTGGGCGGCGGTCACTGCGACACTGGCCGATTACGCCGCCAAGGCCCGTGACATCGGCGCCGATATCGGCCAGAGCCTCGTCGGAGCCTTCAGAAGCGCCGAGGACGCGGTGGCGGAATTCGTGCAGTCCGGCAAACTCGACTTCCGCGATCTCGTCACCTCGCTCATTGCCGATCTGGCGCGGCTCGCCGCCCGGCGGTTCATCCTTGGCCCACTCGCCAGCGCCCTCGGGGGCATCCTTGGCGGCGCGGGCGGGCTCTTTGCTGGGGTGTTCCACGCGGGCGGTGTGGTCGGCGGGCCCGCGCCGTCGCGCATGGTCCCCGCCATGGCCTTCGCCGGGGCGCCCAGGATGCATGCCGGTGGCGCAGTGGGCGGTCCCACCTGGGCCGGCCTGCGCCCTGACGAGGTGCCCGCGATCCTGCAGCGGGGCGAACGGGTGCTTTCGCGCCGCGAGGCGCAGGCCTACGGTGCGGGCGGTGGCGTCACCATCAACATCAACACCCGCGACGCGGAGAGCTTCCGGCAGTCCCGGACACAGATCGCGGCCGACATCGCCCGGGCGGTGTCGCTCGGACGCAGGGCGCTCTGAGCCATGGCATTTCACGAGGTCCAGTTTCCCGACAATATCAGCCGGGGCGCGCGGGGCGGGCCAGAGCGGCGCACGCAGATCGTCGAGCTTGCCTCGGGCGACGAAGAACGCAACGCGAGCTGGGCGAACAGCCGCCGGCGCTACGATGTGGCTTATGGCATTCGCCGCGCGGACGATCTCGCCGCCGTCGTCGCCTTCTTCGAGGCCCGCAACGGCCGGCTTCACGCCTTCCGCTTCAAGGACTGGGCCGACTGGAAGTCCTGCTTGCCGTCGCAGACGCCCGCGGCGACCGATCAACTCATCGGCACCGGGGATGGCACCACCACCGACTTCCAGCTTGTGAAGGCCTACGCCTCGGGCACGCAGACCTGGAACCGGGCCATCACCAAGCCGGTCGCGGGCAGCGTGACGGTTGCGATCGACGGGGTTGAGCAGGCCACCGGCTGGTCCATCGACACGACCACCGGCCTCGTCACCTTCAACGCCGCCCCGGCCTCCGGCGTCTCAATCACTGCCGGCTTCGCGTTCGACGTCCCCGTCCGCTTCGACACCGACACGCTCGACGTGACGCTCGATCTCGAGCGCCTCGGCTCGATCACCTCCATTCCGCTTCTGGAGATCCGGCGATGAGCGACAATTCCGGTTTCGTGGCGACGGTGTTGCGCGACCTCGCGGCATCGACGGCGGTGATCCTCGCCGCCTGGGGCGCGCTCGGGGGCGCCACCAACGCCCTGACCACGAAGATGCGCCTGCGCGATGCGCTACGGCACATCCTGCTGGGCGGGCTGATCGCGGCCGGCATGGGCAGCCTGTCGATGGCGGTGATCACCAGCTGGCTCGGCCTGCCGCCGCAGGCGATCCCGGCCGGGGGGGCTGCCGGTTCCGCCGCCTATCTCGTCGGGGTCTTCGGCCCGGCGGTGATCGAGCTGGTGCTCGCCCGCCTGCGCCAGGCGCGGGAGGGCCGCGATGACTGAACTCGTCCGTGTCCTGCGCGGATTGCGGAGGCTGACCGACGACCCGCGCGATGCCTTTGCTCACCGTCTGCGCATCGGCCTCGCCATCGCCGCGCTGATCCTGATCCTCTCCTTCCTGAGGTAACCCCATGCACATGACAGACCGGGGCCTCATGGCCCTTGCCCGGCACGAGGGCATCGTCCCCGGGCCTTACCGCGATTCCGCCGGCACCTGGACCTTTGGCATCGGCCACACCGCCGCCGCCGGTCCGCCCGATCCGGCGCTGATGCCGCGCGGAATGCCGGACGATCTGGACGCCGGGATCCGCGAGGCGTTCCGGGTGTTTCGCGCCGATCTGTCTGCTTACGAGGCCGACGTCCTGCGCGCCGTGACCGTGCCGCTGGCGCCGCATGAGTTCGATGCGCTGGTCTCGTTCCACTACAACACCGGCGGCATCGCAAAGGCCGCGCTGACCCGGCATCTCAATGCCGGCAATCGCGTAGCCGCCGCCGACGCGTTTCTGAACTGGCGACGCCCGGCGGCGATCATTCCGCGCCGCGAGGCCGAACGGGACCTGTTCCGCCACGGCCGCTATCCCACCGGCACCATCCCGGTCTGGGATGTTGACGCGCAGGGATGCGTCGACTTCTCGCGCCCCGTCCGTTGGCTCACCGAGACGCAGGCCCTGTTGCTGCTTCGCCCGTCGCCAGCACCGCCGCCGTCCGCTTCCAAACCCGACGCGCCGACCGGCTGGCTCGCTCGCTTGGTCGATTTCCTTTCCACCCTGATCCGGAGGACCTGATCCCATGCGCTACGTTCGCCCCAAGTCCCTGACATGGTGGGCGGGGCTGCTCGCCATGCTGACCGGCATCGCCTCCGTCGCGCTGCCCGCCACGGGCCCGGTTGGCGAACTTTCTCGCCTCGTCGCACTGCTGGCTGGCTCGGGCGACGCTTCGCCTGCGGGGCTGATCTTCCTCGGTCTCGGGCTCATCGGCCTGCGCGACCGGATCGAGCGCGGGTTCCGCGGCGATGCCTGAGTTTCTGGCAGGCATGATCGTGGGCGGCTGCCTTGGCGTCTTCATTGTCGCCCACTGTGTGGCCGCCGCGCGTGGGGAGCGGGACGATGGCTGAGTTCGTGATCTGGCTGGTGGCCGCTCTGGGTGCTGTCGGTGGCGTCGTCCTCGGCCGCATCTGGGGCCGCGTCGAAGGCAGACGCGCAGGCAAAGAGGAGGCGGAACGCGATGCGTTGGAAGAGACAATCGGGAAGGTCGAACGTGGCCGTGATGCGGTACGCGACGGCCGCGACGCTGGCGACCCTGCTGAGCGGTTGCGCAACAACGACGGTGCCTGGTGATGTCGGCTGCATCTCCTACGCCGAGGCGCGGCTGGCCCGGCCACCCGCTGCGTCGGTGGTGGCGGTGCCGCCGGACTGGGCGGACTGGATCGCCGATCTCGATGACCGCATGACGGGGACCTGCCGATGAAATCCCTCTCGCCAGCCCTGCAGACCCATCTCGACGAGGGCACGACCACGCTTGCCTGGTGCTGGCGCATCACCCGCGCCGACGGCCAGGTGTTCGGCTTCACCGACCATGATCGGATGCTCAGCTTCGATGGAACGAGCTTCGAGCCAGAGAGCGGATTTGCGGCTTCGGAACTGCGCGCGGGGTCCGATCTTGCGGTTGATGCGCAGGATGCGGAGGGCGTGCTGCGGTCCGGTGTCATCACCGAGGTGGACATTGCCGCGGGGCTTTGGGACGGCGCGGCGGTCGAGGTCTGGCGGGTGAACTGGGCGGATACCGACCAGCGCGTGCTCATGCGGCGCGGGGCCATTGGCGAGATCCGGCGCGGGCGGGTTGCCTTCACCGCCGAGATGCGGAGCCTCGCCCATGTTTTGGATCAGCCCGTGGGGCGGAGTTTCCAGGCCGGTTGCGACGCGGTGCTGGGTGACGGGCGTTGCGGGGTCGACCTCGAGAACCCGGCCTGGAAGGGCACCGGCACGGTTGCGGTGCTGCTGCGAGCCCGCGCCTTCTCGGCGGCGGGGCTTTCCGGTTTCGCCGCAGGGCTCTTCACCTTTGGCACGCTGACCTGGGACTCGGGCGCCAATGCCGGGAGGAGCGTGGAGGTGGAGCGCCATGAGGTCGCCACCACCGGCGAGGCTGTCATCACGCTGCTGGAATCGCCTGGCAGTCCCATTGCTGCGAACGACGCCTTCACCATCCGCGCCGGCTGCGACAAGGCCTTCGCGACCTGTCGCGATCGCTTCGCCAACACCGCCAACTTCCGGGGCTTTCCGCATATCCCCGGCAACGACACCGTGCTGCGCTACGCCTCCCAAGGGAAGGCGAATGACGGGAGCGTGCTGTGAGCGCGGGCTTCATCCGTCGCCCCGTTGCGCCGGCGAAGGTGATCGCGGCGGCGCGGTCCTGGCTCGGCACACCCTATCACGACCAGCAGAGCGTCCGCGGCGTCGGCTGCGACTGCCTCGGCCTCGCGCGTGGCATCTGGCGCGAGGTGGTGGGCCCGGAACCCTTCCCGATCCCTCCTTACAGCCGGGACTGGGGCGAGGCAGGGCCGGTCGAAGTGCTGGCCGAGGGTGCCCGCGGACGCATGATCGAGGTGGCACCGGATGATCCACCACCGGGCGCGCTCCTGATGTTTCGCATGCGCGAGCGCGCCATTGCCAAGCATGTCGGCATCCTGACCGACGTCGGAACACTCATCCACGCCCGCGAATGGCTGGGCGTGATCGAGGAACCCTTCACCCGGTCCTGGCAACGGCGTCTCGCCTTCGCCTTTCTCTACCCGCAACCCCGGAGGCGATAATGGCCACGCTCGTGCTCGGTCTGGCCGGTCAAGCCATCGGCGCCTCGATCGGCGGCGGCATCCTCGGCATCTCCGCCGCCACCATCGGCGGCGCGATCGGCACCATGGCGGGGTCTGTCGTCGACAGCTGGATCGTGGGCTCCCTGCAGCCCGACCAGCGCTACGAGGGCGCGCGGCTCGACAGCTTGCGGGTGACATCCGCCACCGAAGGCACCACCATTCCCCGCGTCTTCGGCCGCATGCGCCTTGGCGGCAACATCATCTGGGCGACTGACTTCACCGAGCATGTCACCACCACCACCCAAGGCGGCGGCAAGGGCGGCGGACCGAAGGTCACCACCACCGAGTATTCCTACACCGCCTCCTTCGCCGTCGCGCTCTGCGAAGGCCCGATCACCGGCATTGGCCGCATCTGGGCCGATGG